CTAAATTTGCATTACCAGTAGTAATATTACCTGCAAAGTTTGCTACGCCCGTTACTGTTAGATTACCTATAGATACATTGCTAGGAAGTTCTACCCATAATGTCTGAGCAGTGTTTGTATATAAAGCCGAATTCGTTCCCGGTGTCGGACTAGATCCTATGTTAAGTCCCAATGAGGTTGATCTTACAGTAATAGACGCAATGTTGGCATTTATAATAACATTTCCTGTAGAACCGGATGAAAGATTTGTACCTGTGCCGGCTGTTCTGTTAACTGATAAAACACCTGCATTTGCAGTTGAATCATATATTTCATTAAAGTTTTGTTGTACTTTTTGAAAAGCCGTTCTTATCGCATCTGCTGATGGATCATCCGGAAACGTACCAAAGTCAATATTCTGTTGTGCCATTTTAAAATTACCTTATTAAGTATTTATCGTTTTTAGATAAACACATAGCCAAAAAAATACCCGACTATTGCCGGGTACTTTTATGCAGGACTATTTACTTAAGTCCTGCTAGTTTCTTCCATTGTGCTACTGCATCACTAGAATCTATTGATTCATTGATACCAGTTGTATTGCGTGAAACTTGTCTACCTAATTGACTCGCAATAACAGGGATAGTTGTCTGTCCAGTTTGCTTACGCTTGTTCAAACCACCACTGATAACATTCATCATAAAGTCGATATCAGTTTCAAATGCTGTATCTGAAGCAGATTTGCCTGGGCCTGCATCATTGGCCCACTCGTCTAACTTCTTCTCTTTCTTATCTTTCTTGTCATCATACTCAATGTCTTTTTTGACTTTCTTACCAGCTTCTTCTGCCTTGTCGTCATCTTTACCTTTATGATCTTCATCATATTCGATATCTTTAGCGACTTTCTTAGCGGCTTTTTCAGCTTTGTCGTCTTTTTCACTAGTTGATTCTTCAGATAACATTGCTAGCTTTTTGTAAAGATTAAAGAAACTTGATGATTCTTCTAAATCTAAACCATCTTTTTGCTTTTGGTCAGCACTCATACCTGGTTCTTTAGTTAGTTCACCATCATCAGTTTCAGCTTCGTTCATAGAAGCTTTCATTTCTTCATCAGCATCGCCGGCTTCAACACCAACATTACCTGCATCACTTGCTTCGCCACCGTCACCACCTTCGTCAATATCTTGACTTGGGTTATATGCGGCTGCGGCTGCATTTGCGGCTGATACTGATGCATCTTCTGCATCAACTTCTGCGGCACCACTGTCTGGTGGATTATCTTCGGCCATCTGATAAGTCATTTGGTCTTCTGATTCAACTTCGTCAACCATTTCTGTATCTTTACTACAAGAATGCCCTGCTTCCATCATACCACTGCACGACTCACAGGTTTCTTCATCATGTGAATGTTCATCGTGTGATTGTTCTCCGCCACCAATACCTGATAGTTTCTTCATTAAACTCATCATACCATCGTGGTCGCCAACTACTTCAATAGCATCACCACCTGCGCCAATTTCAGCTGGCTCACCACCATTGTCTACTGTCATTGGATCTGCATGTGACATTCCAGAACTATCATCTCCACCAAACAGTCCTAGACCTGCCGATTTGATAACACTTAATAGTTGGTCAGCTTCACCGTCTTGTGCTGATACACTTACTGAATCAGGAGAGCCTTGTTGACCTTTGCTGATAGAAACAGTCATACCTTCAGTAACTTCTTTATCTTCTAATAGTGCATTTAGTTGTTTGTCTAGTGCTTCAAAAGCGAATGCATCATTCTTTACAAACTCTTTACCACCTAATGAGAACTTGTCACCTTTAGGTGTGTTCTTAGCGGCCCAAGTGAATGGACTTTCTTCAATGTCTGCTTCAGCTAGTTCACCTTCTTCAGCACCATAGCTTGCCATTGTGTTTACTACTGGGGTAGTCTCACCAACATAGCCTTGAATTGGCATTTGACCATAACACTCGTCAAGACCTTCTTTGTAGCCTTCATGGTAGCAACGTGCTTCTTCCATGTCTTCATAGTTCTTACCACAGTGTGAGTGACCACGTAGTCCGTGTGCTTTGCCTTCTGAACGTGCGGCATTTAATTTTTGATCCATACCTTCTTTAACCATTTTCTTTTTGCAATCAGCTACCATTTGTTTTAATTCTTTCTGGTCACAATCAGGATGCATTTTACAAATTTCTGCTACAGATTTTCCATCCTGACACATTTTCTTAATGTGTGACATTGGTGGGCATTTCTTTTTGTCAGTATTTGATTCTGAATCCATATCTTCTTTTACTTTCTTTTTCTTTAAATCGTTTTTACCCTTGCCATCTTCTGCGTAGTCAGGGATACCGTTTTTGTTAGCATCTGGCTTCTTAGCTTCTAATGTTAATGGGCTTGCCAATGCATCACGCGGAGGCTGATCGGCTTCACGTATTTTCTTTAATTGTGCACCAGCGATACGTTTAGCTGCCTCAACACCATACTTAGGTGTTAATTTTTTAACCATAGCGTCAAAGCCTGTAGTAGCATTGTTGTGCTTGCCAATGTCGCCTTCTTTCATTTCTTCATCCCCACCAAGCTTAAGAGTACCTTTTTCAGATGCTTGTTTAATTGTGTTAGCAGTTGCCGCATCAGCAGTTCCCATTGGCTTACCATCTGCTCCAATAATCTGACTTGCACCTGGCATTGGCTTAACAGTAATACCCATTTCATTCAATGGTGCATACATTTGGTCAAGATATTCTTTGATGCTATGCTTCTTAGTTTTCTTTTTGTCATATTTAGGTAGCTTAACATCTTTACCTTTAGTTACGCCAAACGCACTGAAGTCATACTTCTTATCTTCACCTGATGTAGATGTAGCTTTCTTTGGACGACCCTTGCCTTTTTTCTCGGCAGTTTTGTCTTTAATTTTATTGCCTTCTTCATCTTCGTCATCTTTGCGACCGTAACCACCTGGCTCAGCAGTGTGCTTTAAGCCAGTTTTTGTTTTTTCTGTTGCTTCGTTCAACTGGTCAAGTTGTGATATTAAACTTTTGAAATCCATTTTATGTTCCTTTTATTTAGATGCACTTGCGCCAGTTTGTGGCTTCGGTGGACGTTTGATTGTACTCATTGGGCTCTTATCACCCATTTGCTTGTCATCCAAGTAAGGCTTGAATGGATCGAATGCATCAGGTGTTTTTGCACCTGCATAAGGGGTATCAATCTTTGAACCCTTAGATTGGTCTTTGATACTCTTTAAGTATGAATCACCATAGTTTTTGCTTGCTTCTTTAGCACCAGGTTGTTCTTCTAATTCAGGATGCAATAGTAATGGATTATGACTCATCTCATTAGCATATCCTGCATTCTCGCTATTGATGCTGTCATTAAAATCACTTGAAATAACTCTAACCATATCAACTTGATAACCCAATAGTTGTGCAATTTGCTGAATCATTGGTTCTGTCGCTGGATAGCGAAAATCTGCTTTGATGATAGTAACAGACTGATTACTCAGGTTAGGAAATCCATACGGATCCTTTTGAATAGGCGTCTTTACTGGATCACTAATTCTGATAGGATCGAATTTATTAAGATTGTACTTAAACAAATCTATAAAATTCTTATCCACATCTCCAGCAATCTTGATAGTGTAATTGTAAGTATGTACACTTTCTGTTATATAATGTTTGAGGCTTTTCATTTCTTATTCCTGTATTCTGTATTTATCATTTATTATCTGTTTTAGCTGCCAACATCTTAAGCAACTCATTACGGTCTAAGCTCTTACCTTCACCTAATGGGGTAGCATTTATTTCTTCTTCTTTACCTGCAGTTTTTTGGTCTAAAGCCGCTTTCTTAAGCTGTAAATCAAGCATTTTAAGCTTCTTATTGATTTTAGCTGTCTTTGATGTAATAGCGTGTCCTAAGAAACTACTAGCACTATTAAAGATTTCACTGGCAAAACGACTATCAACTTGCATACCCAAATCCATTAAGTCTTTATAGCTGTTTGTAGCTAAAACAGCTAACTCATCCATTTCAGTATCACTTGCTTCTAATCCTCTTACTTGAGGAAGTGCGGCTTCAATCTTGTCTAATGCTTCAGACGTTTCTGTTGTGATTTCTTCCATAGTTTCAGGCAACGATATAGTTATTCCTCTATCATTGTTTTCTGGAAGTTCAAATAGGTCTTCAAGTTTTTTTGTCATAAAGTATTTATTTACTTACGTGAACCGTTTCTAAAAAGGTCATCTTCAGTTATAACTCTAAAGGTGTATCCTTGTTGTTTACAGAAAGCCATAGCAGCCTGCCATTTAGCGTGATTGATTGCCACAACCATTCTATCTTTAGCACTAGCAACTTTACTCTCAATAAGACTTTGTTTTTTTGGTTTTATTTCTACTACTTCGGCTATTTGTTTACCATACTTGTTTTGATAAACTACAAAGAAGTCGGGTATATATATTGTTGGTTTACCTGTAAATGGATGACGATAGGGAACACTAAACGATTCGCTAGCCCAATACAATACGCTGTTGTTACTATCACAGAAATTCATAAATGTAAATTCCCAACCACTGCGATATCTAGGCGTATGTTTACCTACGTATTTTGCTGGGTTCTTGGGAGTGTATATACCCTGTGCATACTTAGCCATTACAGAACTATGTTTCTAGCAACAGGTTGATTGGGTTGGGGAACTGTGCCTATTCCATACAATGATGTTTTACTTTTGAAACTGTTAAGATAGTACGTAATAACAGTATTCATTTCTAACTTGTTATTAAGACCTCTAATGTAGTTAAGCAAGTCTAATACAGGAACTTGTGTTTGTTGAGATATTCTAAACAGATTTGCTGTGAAATTGTCGGCTATTTGTTTTGTATCACAAACTGATACAAAATATCCATGGACAATATCATACTCATTACCATTGACTACTAAGTCAAATGCATAAAAGTCATCAAATATTCTTACTGTTGAATCAAGTTGAGTTCTTGTGTCAAGTATTCTAGCCATGTATAAATCTCCTAGAAGTATTTATACAATTATTATTGACCAGTTACAGTTCCGGCATTGCGTGGACCTATCTGTTGAGGTCTTGATAATCCTATAGTAGGTGCACCTGCACTTGCGATGCCAGCCGGTGTTACACCGTAACCAGGATAATATGTAGTACTACGAACACTACCCGGTAGTGCTTGCTGTGTTGCTTGTGTTAAGATACCATTGATATCAGCTTTTGCAACTTGTTTGATGTTTGCATTTTTAAATGTATTGTATGCAGTACCGGCTGTTCTGATTGCACCTAAAATATTACCATCAGATAAATCTTGTATAGCACCACCCACACTGTCTACTAAACCACCCTGACCTAAAATAGTTTGATTTGATCCAGGTCGTGCAATAGGGCTTAATGTTCTATCATAATGCTCATCCATACCAAATCCAGGTACTGTATTACTTGGAGCACGTCCATCCAGTGCACCTTCAGCATACTTAACTGTTTCATAATCAATCGTCATTGTATTTGTCATAGTACCATTACCTGTACTATAATCATATGTATCATGGCTAAAACGTGTGATTAAAGGATTTATTAAAGTATACAATACAAAATTATGTTGGTTAAATCCGTAAACTTGTATGTTTCTAAAGAAAGGAATCTTACTATTACCTATTGAAGAATTACTTAAAGTTTGTGATGGTGCAGATGTGTCACCAATATAACCCCAATCTGCATCACCTGCAATGGAGTTATTATATAGATTTCTACTGTTATAATCTGCCGATAAGTTTAGAGGTTCACTAGTAGGTAACTGTGGACCTCTTCTGCCGGCTGTAGTAATAACAGGTTTATTTGCGTCTTTGTAATAATATGTATAGTAGTTATACCACATATTACGAATGCTGTTTCCAGTATCATCATGGAATGCAATATCTATAGGATCATAGTTGATTTTTGTTTGCACAATACGCTTACGATTATATTGATTCATCGTATGTGTAGCAAAACTATATGACGGCAATTTAATGGTTTTTACAGCTAATCCAAAGTTTGTACCAGTTGCTAATCCAACTGAGTAAACAGCTGGATTTATTTCAAAATATACATGGAATAAAAACTTAAGTCTTGGTGCATATTGATATGCATTTGTTCTGAAAGTTTTTGCGGCGTGAGTATAATCACGCAGGTAGTCATTGCCGAAGAATCCTCC